CTAAGTTCTGGGTTAGCTTCAATGGGTCAGGGACTCTAGTTGTTGGCGATAGCCACAACGTAGACTCAGGAACCGATAATGGTACCGGGGATTACACCGTGAATGTGGATACAAATTTCTCAAGTACAAACTGGTCTGGAGTAATCTCAGCCGGTACTACGGCCCTGGGGCTACAGGGCATAGTTAGCCAAGATGCTGGGACATATCGTATTCAATGTTATGTATGGAATGGAGCAAGCAGTACTAATGCGTCGGCTTCTGATCAATCAGTAGTCAATGTTGCCGGTTTTGGCGATCAATAGGTTTAAGGAGAACTAAATGAGTAAGTTATTTGCATATATTAGAGAGAGCGGCGGAGTTAGTATTATAACTTTGGTAAAAGATCTACCTATAGATGAAGTTAAAAACAGATTACCGAAAGGTGCACATAGCCTCCGAGCAGTCTTGTTAAAAGACATACCCAAAGACAGGAAATTTAGAGATTGTTGGAATCTTGGGACGAAGAAAGTAGATATAGATTTACCAAAGGCTAAGTCTTTACACCTTAAGAGGGTACGTAGAGTGAGGGACGTTCTCTTATCTGATCTGGATAAAGAAACTATGAAAAACATAGCTGATCCCGTAGCTGTGCTAGCAGTCGAGGCTAAGAAACAAGCACTTAGGGATTTACCTAAAGATATAGAGAAGAGGATAGCCAAGTCTAAAACGGTCACTGCAGTCGATAAGGTATGGCATGTATCCCTTGATGAGGCCAATACAGCAGAACTAAAAGAAATTATAAAGAATCTAAGGTATTCCGGAGTAAAAGATTAATGGATTACTCCTTCGAGGCCGAACTAAACCCCCTAATTCTACTAGAGTTTTTACAGGCAGATAGCTCATTGGTTTCGGAAGCCCTTACGGACAAAGAAATACAAAGCGTTGAAGATGGGACATGGAGGATACCCTACGGTTCCTTCTTTATTACGCTAATGAAAAAGAACATAAGAGTGGGGTATATGCAAATAGAGTTTATATCCAATGTAGCAGTTATGTGCCACTCATTCGTAGCCTCCGAACATTGGGGCACTAAGATACCAGAAGAAGTAGATACAGAGTTTGCACACTGGTTACACAGTACTACCTCAGTAGTTACTCAAGTATCACAAACTCCAAAAACATGTAGACATGTGATCGGATTTTTAAAAAGAAGAGGCTTCCAAGTTAGTGGAATACTACCTAAAAGCATCTTATGGAATAATAAATTAGAAGATTTAATAATCTTCTCTAGAAAGTTAAGAGGAAAGAATAATGGGTAAAGGTGTAGATGCGCAAATGGTAACAGCGCCACAAATCGATCCCAGCGTCGCTTTGGAATATTTTACCAAAGCAGCTGAAGTGTTAGACCCCGCTATACAAACAATGAGTTTGCAGCTGGGACAACAATTACAAAATGCACAGAATATGTCAATACCCTTTGCAGAAACATCTAAGGACGCTATCTCAGAGATGCGCCTAATGATGGGAATGGCTCCTATTGATTTTGAAGCCCAGGCAATTACTAATCAACTTAGGAAGGTAGAGGATTTCTTTACAACTCCTGGTAGTCGTTTAGTACAGTCTATGAATCAAAACCTACAATACTTAGGCGGGTTATCGGATGAACTCTCGGAATCGGATGATACTGATAGGCGTAGAGAGATTAAAAGCGAGATTAATGCTGAGATTGATAAATTAAGACAAGGTATTACACATGATATCTCCAATATCAATGAGTATGTAGTTACCGGAGAAAAGGGGGCGAATAGGTCCGCACTAGAAGAAGGTCTTGGGGATAATTATGAAGGTATTACGGGTCTATACGATCAGGTATCTAATAATATCTCAGGCAGTAAGGCTAGTTTATTACGTAATGTGGATGTAGGCTATAGCACTATCGGTGGAGTAGATTCTCAGGCAGGAGACTTCGAGGGTGGAGTCGTGACTGGTAGGCCTGGAGGCCGTAACGAACAGGCCCCATATACCAAAGAAGAAGTAGCCAAAGCAGCAGCACAAGTTGATGTGATGGATAAAACTACACAGTTGGTAGAGATTGGTAGTCAATTGGGGGAACTCCAGTCCGGTCTAAACTTAAGGGTAGACGACGAAGCCCCTAAAGCACTCACTAGTGATCAAATCTTAGAAAAAGTTACCTCTAATCCTGAGTTCACCACACGATTCGATGTTGGTATGCAGGCTATAGAGAGACAACAAGCACAACGAGGCGAACTAGCTTCAGGTAGGGCGCTCTTAGAAGCACAAGACTATGGCCAAAACTTAGCAGGAGAGGTTTACGGAAACTACCTACAAAGACAAGCAGGATTAGCTGGATTGACATTACCAGTCCAACAACAAGCTACGGGGATGGCAGCAGCTAATGCTACACAAGCATTTAATACAGGCGTTATGCCGGCGCAAGTACAAGCTAATGCATTTAATACTTCCGGGCAGACAATCTTTAAGTCTGCACAACAGAACGCACAGATGCAATTACAAGCTATTATGGGCAATCAGAAGGCAGATTTACAAGCGCAAATGGCTAACCAACAAGCCGGAATGCAGGGCCTAAGCATGGGCGCAGGCTTACTAAAAGGATTATTCTAAAATGGGACTATTACAATCAACACTACAAGGGCCTGGACCACAACCTGGACAAGGCCCACAACAACCGCCGCAAGGAGCTCCTCAACAAGGACCTATGCAGGGTGGTTCGGGTATGGAACAAATAATGGGACAACAGCAGGGAGCCCAACAGGCACCAGCTGCCCCAGCAGCTGCCCCTGGTTCAGGGCTAGGCGGCGCAGATGCTCCGCCAGATCCAGCAGCAATGCAGGAAACTGTTAAATTTACATTAATGCTGAAGGGCATGGATAAGGAAGATCGAAAGAAAGCCTATCCTGCCGTAGTTAAGAAATTAAAACAATTAGATCCTAGGATAGGAAATTCATTAGATCCTAAGAAGCCACCTTCAGATAAGCAAATGGATTATGTTTTACAAAAGGCAGGGATCGACGTAGCCTCTCTTCAAGAACAGATTGATGCTGAAGGGAAATCTGGAGAAGGAGAGAAAGAAGGAGCCCCAGTGGTGGAAGATGTAGGAGCAATTGCAAAAGAAGACAATAGCCCCGTTGGACAAGAGCCAGGAATGATAGATATCGGTGCTGCTGAGAAAGTAAAAACCGACATCCCTGAGAAAGTTGGAAATATACAACTAACAAAAACTGTTAGGAGCTCTATACAAAAGAAACTAGCATCTTCAGCAACTGATTTAAATCAAATAATGGATATCTATGACCAATGGGACTCCGAAGGCTTTACTTTACAAGGACAAGTAGCCGAGGGAGTAGCAGAGTGGAAAGATTATGTTAAACTCTCAAATAAAGGCGACCGAGAGATGTTAGGAAGACGTCTAAACCAGAAGCAAAATGTAGATAAAATGATGTTAATCTGGAGAAAGTACATCACTGGTGTCGCTGGTGGTGAAAAAGAAATGAAAGCTATCCAAGCAACCACTTTGAATATGAAACTTACTCCAGCACAGGCCGTTGCAGCTCGGGATCGACTTCTGAAGTCCATAGTCCGAGATAGGATGGTCCATCAAAGAATGTTGAAGAAGGGATTTTTATCGGACGTTACTTTATCTAAAGACGACTACTCGTCTAAGTTCATGAAAGAACGTAAAACTATTAATAAAACTATCGAATCCTACACAGCTAGATTTAAAGAGGCAAACCCTGGCGCCACAGATAGTGACGCTTTACAGTATAAACTCCAAAAAGGAGGATTCTAATGGGACTATTGGGAGGACTCCTAGGTGGGCTAGGTAAGATGATGGGAGGAGGCGGCCTTGGTGGGTTTCTCGGCGGTATTCTCGGCGGTGGCGACGGCATGGGCGGTGGCGACGGCGCAGCTAATGTTATACCTGAAGGCCCTGGTCCAGGGGAAGAGATACTTCCTGGAATGGATTCAGGAATGAGCAATGAACAAGCTCCTGGAATGTCCGCCTCCCCAGAAGGAGGAAATGTGATCCCAGAGGGCCCACCCCCAGGTTCGGGAGTACTTCCCGGAATGGACGGCCCTCCACCAGCTGCCCCAGAGCAAATGACACCTACTGCACAGGCGCCAGCTGCGCAACCAGAGCAGCCCGCACAACAGGGAGCATTGGGGGGCGTACTTCCAGACGCTGGACCTCAACAGGTAGCTATACCAAACCAAGAGCCCGCTGCTCCGACACTACCTGATATCCCTGGAGCTGGGCAAGCAGCCCCCGGCTATACTCAAGGATTACAGAAGTTATATCCTAATGCGCAACCGGAAGTATTCCAAGCTATGCAGGATAATAAACAATTTTTAGCGGATAGGGGGATTAATAATCCCCAACGTATGAGGCATTTTGTTTCACAAATGGCACATGAATCCGGTGGTTTCAAACATTTAAAAGAATTAGGCGGTAAGAAATACTTTAGCCGCTACGAGGGTAGGACTGATCTAGGCAATATCAAGCCAGGTGATGGGTATAAATACAGAGGAAGGGGAATTATACAATTAACCGGACGAAGTAACTATAAATCCCTTGGCGACAAGATCGGGGTAGATCTCGTAGGCAACCCAGAACTTGCTGCTAATCCCAGCGTTGCTGTTAAAGTAGCGGGACAGTTCTGGAAAGATAAGGGACTCAACAACATGGCGGATTCAGGGAATCTTAGAGGGATTACTAGAAGAATTAACGGGGGGTATAATGGCCTCGGAGACAGACAACGTCAATTTGAGCGTTTAGGGAAGATTAACTTTGGATATTAATTATGAAATTTAACAAACCAAGAAGAGCAGTAAATAGGATATTCGTCCATTGTTCAGCTAGTGACCACAAATCACACGATGATGTGTCCGTTATGGACACCTGGCACAAAGCCAGGGGATGGTCTGGAGTAGGTTATCATTTCTTCATTAAGAAGGATGGAACTCTACAAACAGGAAGACCAATCAATAGAACTCCCGCCGCACAGGGGGGAAACAATAGAGGAACTATTGCTATTTGTTTGCATGGCCTAGAAAAGAAGAAATTCACAGAAGCGCAATTTAAAACATTAAAAGAATTATGTATTGCTATCAACGAAGCGTACCGAAAAAGGGTTACCTTCCATGGACATAAAGAGGTTTCTGCTAAGGCCTGTCCAGTATTCGATTATAAATCGGTTCTACAGTTAGGACCACAAGGAGAATTAGGAATTTAATATGCCATTTAGTATGAATAAATTTAAAGATCCAGATGCTGGACCAGAACAAGATAAACAACCACCACCGTCTAGAAAGAAGATGAGATTTAACTCTGCAAACTTTCGAGATCCGGATGGTGAAACACAGTTACCGGAGCAACCACCGCAAGCGGAACAACCTAGCCCCTCCTCGCCAGGAAGTCCCCCAGGTGTGCCTGCTCCGGACCTAATGGGCGGGGCGGATGCTATGTTTAAAGACATGGACGCCCTATCCGCAGGCGCTAAAGCAGGAGTTAAACAAGTAGGCCGAGGAGTTGGACAAGCCGGATTAGCAGCCGGAGAGAAGGCAGGTTTGGTAGATCTTAAAACAGTTCGTGATTTTACTAGAGAAGCCGTTGCTAATCGTATGAAAGATTTAGCTAAGAATAAAGAAGATTTCCCAGAAAGAAAACTATTAACAGGCGCTGGAGATCTCGCAGGCCAAGTAGCTCCAGCAATGGCAGTACCTGGCGGTGTGGGTGGCGGTATCCTTACCAGGATGCTTACCGGAGCAGCCTCTGGTGGTGTTATTGGCGCTGCACAATTAGCTGAAAAACCAGGAGATAGGGCTAAAAATATAGCCATAGGCGCTGGATTAGGTGGTGGAATACCGGCTTTAGCCGGGGTAGTTAAGAAGATGGGCGGATTAATAGCTCCTGGAAAGGGAGTTGCTAGGAAGCAATTAGCTGATATACTTGATGGTACTGACCAAAAGGCTGCTGACGAAGCTCTACAAGCTTCTAAGAGACTAGGTGTACGCACCCTAACCCCTGGAGAAGCTACCGCTGACGACCTTATACGGGCCCGTGAGGGACGTATCCCAGTTGGGCTAGATGAACAGAAAGTTGTTAGAAAAGCGTTAATTCAACGAGATGAAGCGATTAGTAAGAATCTAGATGAAGCTATTGGGAGCATGACACCTGAAGGTGCCGCACCTGCTAAGCTTAAAGCGAAAGAACTATATGCTAAAGTTCGTGATGTGCCTTTGCCTAATAAGGCCGTAAAGGAAATCATGGATGATCCCATCTTAAGGAAGAATTATCAGAAAGCTATAGATGATGTAGATTATAGGATGGATAGTTTAGAACCCCAAAGTGTTGGTCAATTTGACGAACTTAAGAAGTTTTTAGATAATAAGATATCCAAAGGTAAAACCTCAGGATCAGTGAATAGAAACTTGATAGGTGCTAAGAATAAATTAGTAGGGAAACTCGACGAAGTAGCTCCAGAATATGCCGAAGCACGTAGCATATCCCAAAGATATCTCTTACGTGATAAGTATATGAAGAAGTTTGATAAACTGAAAACTGCCAAAGGCGATGAGAAATCAGGACTTAAGCAGTTACATAATAGCTTATTTGATACTTCTGCTAAGAAAGCGGAGTTTATTGCAGATTTGGAGACCGCTGGAGGTAATGTAGCCCAGGGTAAGGATGTTTTGAAGATATTAGATAGAATCGATGGGTCACCATTAGATAAACTAGTTAAGAAAAGCACAGAACCTAAATCATTTCAGTTTGGATCTGGACTATCAAGCCAGGCTTGGGAAAAAGTAACTAGTACGGTGAGGGGAAGGTATAATAAGGAGCTATTTGATATAGCTATGAGCCCTAAATGGGCAGATGAAGTGTCGACTATTGCGAATACTAAAGCTTTACCAGAAATGACAGAGAGACTCTCCGCCCTTCTTGGTAAGGTTGCGGCCCAACAGGCCACGAAGAAGAACCCGTAATCACGGGTCTATCTCTCCGGCTAACTCTTGCTTAATAAAGTCAGCCCAATCGTCAAACGTATTAGCTAGGATCTCATTAGTGGTTGTTAACTCATCAACAACCTTAGTGAGATCTTTTAACGCCTCGATTAACTCTTTCTGGGTGTCTGTATCCCTACTTGATATGCCCATTATGACATTCTCCCTATCTTACCAGTTTTCCTATTTACAGATGCCCTAGTACCGCCGGTACGACAATCTAGACAAAAGAAGTATTGGAATAGCGTTTGTCCAGAGAACTTAGGTCCACCATTTCTTCTAACTTCCTTACTACCACAATGCTTACATGCTGGACAGTCATACTGTGCTGCTTCATTATGCTTAGGTTTTAAGTGCTTCTTGCAGTGATTCCACAGCCTCGCTGTATCATCTGTATCTTTGATACCATATACAAACATCTTCTTCAATGCTTTTTCACCGTCTTTCTTCGCTTGATCTACAGTCTTATTGAACATGAACTCAAAGAACTTATTCCCTGATTTAAGTTTACATACCTGTATACATCGTAATTGATTAATACAAGTCCAATCATCAAGCTTCATGGAATTTTTCCCACCTAAACCTAGTTGTTCAGAGAAGTAATCTAACGCATAAGAAGGTAAGTAAAAATGTCTTCTCATCTGTGACTCTAAATCATCACATTTATGGATCCATTCAGGCATACCGTCTAATCCAAACCATAACCTTTGTGTGTTCATGTGTTTGTTATCAAACCTATTACTGTTCTTGCCAATAACTACATCAGCTTGTTTAACGAGCTTATCGAAGTCTTGCATCATCTTTTTCTCACCAGCTATACCTTTACCCCAGGTAAGTATCTTAGATTTCTTCTCATGTTCCCATTTATAGGTAATACATATAACATGAGTCCTTGAGAAATAACCTTTAAGTAGTTGAGGATGCCTTAGCACCGTCTTACCTAAAGAGAATCCCCATAACGATAATAGAGTGGTCTCTATGTCGTAAAATAGTGTTTTAGTCATCTTCTAGCTCCTCTTTCTTCTTTTCTAGTTTCTTTATCTCTTTCTTAAGCTTCTTCTTTGTATCATGCATAGTTCTGATATCAGACCAGTCCTCTAGTGCCGACTCCATCCGATTAGCATATACTTGTACTTCTTCAATCAGTCCAGCTAAGATAGTAACGTTTTCACCAGAGGCTTTAAGTATGTTCCTCATCTCTGATAAACAATCACATAAGGTCCTGTTAGGGCAGGAATACCAGTTAATACTCATTTTTTAATATCCTTAGTAGATCTTCTACTGTTAAACATACATACCATTGCTGTGGTTTCTCTAGTCTGTAACACCCCATACCTAGCGCTATGTGTCCACTTCTAGACTCAGCAGCTGCCTGTTGGCAAGCTCTGATAAGATTCAATGACGTACCATACTTAACCTCTATATCGAAAGGGAGTAGCTTTCTAGCCGCAGGAGAGAGCATTAGATCTTCCCCTGGCGACCCCATAGGACGACTATAGATATCATCCTCTTCGAGCTGTGGGAAGGCTTTAAGGAACACATCACGTGCCTTTACTTGTCCTTCCCTACCTAAAGACTTATTACGCACAGCTCTGTTGCCTGCTGTGGTTCTTTTCTTATACTTCGTCGTCATTCTTAAGTTCCTTAACCATATCAGGTATCATCTCCTGGAATGCTGCTATTAATGTTTCTTCATCTGCGTGGGGTAACATCAATCTTTTCATCATCACCTTACCATTGCTTAATCTAATCTTTATCTCGTGAGTCATGTTTTCTATCCTCATAATGTTTCCACCATCCGTGTTCTGTTCCTAAGTGGAACGCTTGTTTCAAATAAGCCTCAGCTATATATTGCGGGCTCTTGTGGGACTCTAAATCGTCCCTCATCTGTTTAGCCATCTTTGTAAAGTCTATGGGACCCATTGCATTAACTCCTCACTTTTGCGTTCATTTGGTAAACGCTGTATCCATAGCAGATCAGCTACTTCAAAGAATCTATCCTCTACCTTCATCTTTTTATAGGCTCCGTATACTACTTTACACATCTGCTTTTCGTTTCTTGTCTTAGCAAGCATGTGGTATGCTTTCACTGGGCCATAACCTTTAAGTCCTGGTATATTATCAGCACTATCTCCTGTAAGCATCTGCGCATAAAACCACATAACTCCCCCACCTACTAGCTTTCGGTTGCTATTCCTCAGCTCCAGGCCCCCTGGGTCCTCTACTTCCTTACGTTCCTTGGTAACAAAGTTATAATGTTTACCAGGAATCATATGTAAATCTTTATCAATTGTACAAATTACTGTATCTTGTTCTTTCATCTGTCTGATTCCTAATGAATCATCAGCTTCTATCCCTGTAACCGTTATAGCTCCCCATACATCACTTAAGTAGTTCCTTAAGTCCGCATAGTGGTGTGGCTTTGCCTGTGTTCTATTTCCTTTATAGACCTTAGTCTTCGCTATATCAAAACGATAGTTACTTTTATCGTTTGAGGTTAGGAGGAGATCATACTCCTCCGTACCTATAGCCTCTAATATGTCCCTAACCATCAGTTTAAGCGTATGACAAGCAAACTCAATCGGGTCGGGACGGACCGTTTTTTGTAGCTTACCGCTCTCCTTGGTCATTTGCCGCGCTTTTAAGGTTTGGATCACCTCCTTTTTGGACATACCTGGGAATTCTTCCAATTGCCCACCCGTATGGGCAAACTTGTATACCGTCTTTTGCGCTGCATATCCTGCACGGTATATTAGTATGTCTCCGTCAATTAAGCATTTCATTCGATATCTAACTCCACATTATTAGCGTCAATTATTCTATAAAATAGATCCTCTATCTCAGACGCTACGCCGTAGGCTACTGTGTTGATTAATTCTTTTTCAATTGTACTAAATTTTGTATAATCTTTTCCACTTTCTTTTAAAACTTTATCTCTTAACTTCCCCACTCCATCATATTTAAGGAGGTGTTTAAATCCTTCCAAACCTGAGCTAGACATATAGCGACCAGTTAGGTCTGTTAATGCGTTACGCATCCCCTCTGCCTGTAGTATAGAGTGATACTCATATGCATCCTCATCCGTATCAACTTCAAAAGTTACTTTCATAATTCCTCCTAAGCTCAAGTAGCGTTCTGGTCCACTCCTTTTTATCCATCTCTTCCATATATTTATTTTTATCTTTATACTCTTGTTCTAATGAGTATATTATCTTTGCTTGATCAACTTTAGAGAGATTAGGTGTATACTCTCTAAGCCATTTCGAGCAGGCCCCCACTATGTAGCTCCTTCTCCCTACCGAATAGCGTAATGAGCTACTCAGTAGGAGAAATAGATCGTTTTTACTAATCTCAATCTTCACGTTACCAATCTCCCATTATGTTATTCTTAACTTTAGTTTCCGCGGCAATGGTTCCTTGTCCGCCATAAAGTTTCCAATTAAGTGCTACTTCATTATACCATCGTTTCTCTGATGACCCCAGATGCTCCACCATAACTAGCCTGTATGCGGAGTCTATCGATCGGACTATCCCAATACTTGGATCGCCTAGTGGTCCAGTTTTGAATAATATTTCGTCTCCTACTTTTAATTTAGGCATTTCTAGCTCCCAAAGTCGATACATTCATCTACTACTATGTCCTCAGTTGCTACTTTTTCTACAACAGGTACTTTAGTTTCTGTTTTCTGTTCGGGAACAGCGAACTCTCCTGCTGCTAACCTGGCCTTGAGGCTTTCGCCTACTTGGATAACCATTACTGCTACTTCTTCTAAGGTACCCTTAGCTTTGCCTGCAGCAATTAAGGTTGTGGCATTAGTTAGCGAATTACCCACTTGTAGACCATGCGCATTACTTTGAAATGAATTCGGAGCCTTAGACGACGTAGGCGCTGTTGGCGCGAAAGCCTTCTTTTTGAATGAAGTTCCTTCTTCTGTAGCGCCTGAGATGATATCTAGTACGTTAGTAAACATACCGTTCTTTTCCATCACTAGGGTTACAATATCTGCAGGCTTTAGTGCATGCAGCTTCTCTGTTAGTTCTGGTTGGCTGGATAAGAAAGCATTAGCAAAAGCTTTTTGCTTAGCAAACTGTCCATCTTGATAATTCAGCATCGTAGCCTGGTAAGTACTACCATCTCGTTTCTCTGCTGCAAAATCCTGCTCTACACTGATTACTGTTACTGTTTTTTCCATTACGTTCTCCTCTATTGAACTCTGTCTACTTGTAGCCCGGTTGGGCCTACATACTCTAATTCTACTGGACTGCCCCAAAGGTAGTCTATATATCTTAATGTCTTCTTCGCTTTCTCATAATCTAATATCGTACCATCAATAACTTTATGTTGTAAGTACATGACATTCTTAGACGATGATGTTGTCTTGTTTGATAATACTTCCATTTGCGGTAGTTTATAGGTTAAACTATAATGCTTAGAAAGCGATTGTCGGATTTTTTAATATATCTTCATCCGAATGGGTCGCTGCTACTGTGTACTTTGATGTACACTCATCATTATGTAGCGTGAATAACTTGAAATCTCTAATAATCTTTGGCGATAAGAACTGTAAAACAAACGATTCATCTCTGTAGTCCTCTACTATATCCTTCATTGTGGGTAACCACTCTTGGTCTACCAAGTCTGGGAACCATTTCCTATCCTCAGCTGTTGGGTTCTGGCATATCCTTTTGATGTCTTGCATCATCGCAAACCCTAGTGCATATACATTAATACCTGAATAGTAATCACTATCAAAGTCTGGTTGTGCAACAACTCCGCAATGGCTCTGTAAAAACTCCATAAAGCTACCGTCTGTTATCAGTCCTTGGCCATGTAATTCTGTCATTATATTATAATGTGTAAATGTAGCCCAACCCTCATTCATTAACTGTGTTTGCATTTGGGGATAGAAGTACTGTGCTATCTTACGCACGATACGTACTATCTCTTGTTGCCATGGGGCTAATACTGTGGAGTTCTTCTCTATGAAATATAGGATATTCTCCTCATTCTCTGCGTGCCTAACGTCTGTAGTTGCGCCCTTAAGTGCTCTAGCTTTGGCACTATTACGAGTACCTACGGCATCGGTTACTGTTGTATTGAGTACATGGTCAAACTTCTCATCAAAGTATTGTTCCCATACTTCTACTCGTTCAGCTTTAAGGTCAGCTTTCAGTACGTTCGCTCGTTGGTATTTATCCACACCGTAGTACTGTAATGCGTGACAAGCGTCCAGTATCTTCTCTACGGCCGTGTTGCCGTACTTACTCTCACATTTATGTATGTATTCTTTAGCAAACTTAAGATACTCTAAGATGCTCCCGGCATCTGTCCATTCTTGGAATAGATAGTTATTCTTAAAGAATGAGGCATGTCCACACACTGCGTGTGCCATAACTAATGTTTGCATAGTCATAGTATTCTCTTCCATAAGGTATGCTATAGATGGGTTAGTGTTAATCACTACCTCGTAGGCCAATCCCATTTGTCCCCGATTGTATGCTCTTTCATTTTGGATGAACGACTTACCAAAGGACCAATGGTTGTACATGACCGGCATAGCTACCGAGCTATAGGCATCCAGCATTTGCTCTGCTGTAATCATTTCAATCTGTGGGGCATAATAGTCTAATCCAAAGACATCTTTGCCTATCTTATCGATAGCATCCCAAGTCTTTTGGATAGTCTCGAAATCCCATTCTGCTGATGTGAATAAGGGTTTAATCCCAGTATCATCTACTTTTACCACAATAAGTCCTCTTTAGCTCGTTTAATCCTACTCATTTCTTAAATAACTCCTGTAGTGCTGGGTATACATCTGATGCGTCATATACTTGCTTACATTTTGTATTCTTAAATTCTCTTTCTAGAGACTTAAAGGTATTCAATAAGGCATCGAGGCCTATGTTGGCCCGTTGTTCGGCCCATTCCATTTCGTTAATCTCGATATATACATAGTATTGTACTAATGGTATAATCTGTCTTAATAGGTCCTTGGTAGCCTGCGCATCATCTGCCCAGTTATCTCCATCTGAGGCCTGCGCTACATAGAAGTTAGTACTTGCGTGGTCGTATCTAGTATCCATAATATCTTTCATTAGTTCTAATGCTGTGGAAACTACCGTACCACCTGTCTCTCTTCCGTGGAAGAAGGTATGTTCATCTACTTCCGAGGCTCTATGTGTATGTCTTATAAACACAAGCTCAATAAATTCATATTCTTTATGTAAGAATAAGTATAGTAGTAAGTAAAACTTTTTAGCTATAGTTTTATGGAACTCTCCCATACTGCCTGAGCAATCCATTAAGCAAAACATTACTGCTGTACGTACTGGTATTGGCTTCTTAGCGAAGTAATCGTATCGGATATCCTCATCATCTAGGTACCTAGGCTTCTTGCCTTGTCCCTTAGTAGCGAAGCGACGGCCTATGGCCTGCTCCATGGTCTTCTTAACATTTAATCGGGCTGGTATCCCGTCTTTACTGTATCCAGCTTTCTTATACTTAAAGCGTACGTTATCCTTAGCGCTTTCTTTTAAGAAGTCTGGTAACTCCATCCCATGGAAATACAAATCTAAGAATTCATCTTTAGTCAGTACGAAACTGAATTCATCTGATCCATCCCCATCGTTAGACCCTCCGCGGCCTTGTCCTTGTCCGCCTTTATCCTTCTTGATGTGGTCACCACGTCTATACTTCTTGTTACCTGGTAACACGTGGTCCCTAGAGCCTGTATCCGAGTTATGCTCAAATGTAGGCTCCGAGATATCATCGCCGGAGATAGTAACCTCACCAGAATCCAGAATATCTTGGATATTCCGATCCTTTGCGAGGTCCTCCACTTCGTTCTTGATTTGACGTTTATAGCGGTCGATAAACTTCTTACGATTAGTAGTCGATTTACCTTTGCTATTTTTACGTCTGTCGATGATTGTCATTAAATTAGTACCACCAATGCTATAATTACCATTATTATGAGAACTTTATCCCCTGTCTTCATCCCTGTATGGATGAATTTAGCGAGATTCTTAAATCTCTTAACTATACTTACCGATGCTTTACTCATTATTCTCTCCTGATTGTGCGGACTGCACATAGGCAACCCAATTACTTAAAGACATCCCCATACCTACAGCATTGAGCAGGATAACCTCCGCTAGGTTGTCTCCGTATCGCAGCCTAGCGGTTGGCTCTTGGGACCCGGAAGGGCCCTCTGCCGTTCCTATACTCAAATCAAATAATACCTTCACTCTGTTTTCTCCTTAGTTTAACTCTTCTGCATTCTGATATGCCATTCCACTAATCTCTTTACTTGTTTCTTAGTATAGCCCATTTCTACCATTCTGTCAACAAATGCGTCATGTTTTTTCCGATCATCGCTACATCCATGCCCTCCAAAGGAGATAATAGGCAGTAAGTCCTCGGTTTTACTAAACATTGTTGACTCGATTACTCTTCTTAGTTTTTCATAAGAAGTCCATTTAGGGTTCTTACCATCGTGCCTCGCTTGGTAGCGTAAGGCGAAATTGGTTATCTCGTTCCTAAAATCTTTAGGGTTAGCGATGCCAGCTGGCTTCTCAATTCGCTCTAACTCGTTGTTAAGTGCTGATCTATCGAACATATTACCTGTATCTGGGTCACGATAATCATTATCTTGTACCCAATGGTCAGCAAATAGGATGTATCGATCAAATAATGCTTGCCCATATTCGCTATAACTATCTAAATATGCTGTTTGTATGTCCTTACCTACCTCTTGTGCGTAGCGTGGGGCTAGGAAGTCTTTCAAGAAGGTGAGGTATAATAACTCTTTGTCTTCCGAATATCTTTCTTTCTTAATAACTTTCTCTAAGATGTACAATAAATGTACAGGATCAGCAGCTATTTCATCTGGGTCGAAGTTATACACTTCCGATAAAACCTTGTAGGCTAGTCGTGTGGATACTCCGAAAAATCCCTCTTCCCTGCTAGCAGCTTCTTTATATTCATGGTAAGCCTTTGCTTTTACATCTTTATCTTTGATGTTCTCACCGTTATAGGTTAATAGCTTAGCTTCAAGCGTTGAGTTTTCCGGTTGATCTAGCCTTGATAGGATAGAGAACTTCGCTAACATATGTAGAGTACCTGGTGCTCTCTTAGCTTTAGCCAAGTCACTACTTGCTAACAGCTTCTTATAAATTGTAACTTCTTCATCGATTCGTAAACAGTATGGGACCTCTACTATGTACACCCTATCTAGGAATGCCTCATTGTTCTGGTCTCCCTTGAAGGTGTCCCACTCACTTTCATTACTATGGGCTAATATAATACCATCAAAAGGGATGGCGCTGATAGCTTCAGTTCCTTTATAGTTCCGTTCCTGAGTTGCTGTGAGTAATGGGTGCAATACTTTAATCGGGGCTTTGAACATCTCGACGAATTCAAGAATCCCTTGATTTGATAAACACAATCCCCCACTATAATTATAGGCATCTGCGTCATTTTGGGAAAAGAACTCAAGTTTTCTAATATCGAGCTTACCGACAAGGGTGCTAATGTCCTGGTTATTTTCGTCACCGGGCTCGGTTTTACTGATACCGATTTGTCTGTCCCTTGATGGGGAGACTTGTACCACTCTGAATTTGGATAAATCACCGTCATATTCGTCAATCCTCTTAAGCGCCCATGGTGATGGGCGTATGGTTAAGTACCGTTCTGGTATACCTAACTCTTTTGCTTGTTGTGTTTCGAAGATCCCCAAAGGAGACTCGTTAACTGGGCTTAGGTTGCCCTCCACATCCGCTAACACGAAGAAGGGCTGCTCCTCCATTAACTCTTTTAAGCGCTCTGCTATCGAAGATTTAGCGGACCCTACCGGTCCTAATAAATATAATATCTGTCTAGATTCCTCTAATCCCTGCGCTGCATGGGTGAAGAATGAAACGATTCGTTCGATTACTTCCTCCATACCGTAGAAATCTTGAAAGGTGCTATATGAGCGGATAACCCTATTGCCGAAGATTCGACCTAGTCGGGGATCTTTTCCCGTATCTATTAGTGTAGGCTTTCCTATTGCTGATAGCATCCTTTCTGCTGGCGATGCGAAGATACTCTTATCTTTCTTGGCCAGCTTAAGGTATTCCTCAAGGGTCATCACTTTATTTTGCTTTTGTTGGTATTCATTTTGTAAAGTTTTTAACAATTTCATATTAAGCCTCATCCTCTGGGTGGTCTAAGTGTCTGGTTTTTCTAGTGTAAAGCATTAAGCACCTCACTGCTGCGTGTAGCAAGGGGTCTAGCCCTGTCTCGTGGTCTTCCCGGACCCCGGCTGAAGATTCTGCAATGTGTCTAAATATAGATGCATGCATATCTTTGTGGCTGCTCTTCTTCCCTGCTTGTTGTATCCAATTATCATCCCCATGTTTGTTCGCTCCGAACTCTATGACATGCATGATATCGGCGAACTCTGGGTAGGTACAAATAAATGTAATCAATTCGTCTACTTTATTCTCTGTCATTTTATATCCTTTAATAGGGCAATCACTTCGTTCCGCTCCTCTTCCAACATTAAATCTCTCATCCGTCGTGCGGCTAATCCTTCAATCTGCCCATCTAGATCTTTCTTTCTTTTCTTTAGATATTTCTTTATATTATTCATTATCTTTAGCCTCTGCCCATGTACTACCATAGGATACGTCCACTTTGATAGGGACATTAAACTTTATACCGAATTTTCTTTCAAAGTCTTCTTCTACTCTTTCCAGTATAGCACAAACTTGGGGGATAATCAAGTGTAAATGTCCTTTTTTTACATCTAAAATCAAACTATCATGTACCTCGTTGATCATTAACACTTTATCTCTTTGGTGCTGAAGGAACTTAAATACCTCACCTACTTGGCTTGCTACGATGTCTGCCGCTGTACCTTGAATTGGGTAGTTTTGTATATCAGGGGTACTCAAGTACCTGAATATACGCCCAGTCTTAGTAAATACTGCCCTTTCCTCAAAGCAATACAGCTTTGTGGTTGGGGATTGGTATGTGCCATAGGCTTCATACTCTCCTGGGGACTCTGTATATAGTCCAGTAGCCTTATTCCTAATCTTCTGTAGGTTAGGTGTAGCTCTTCTGGATTCTTTGATAGAATCCTCTACTAATCTATGGAACTGTTCTACTTCAGGATAGCGTCTATCCTCTTTCTTAAAGACTTTTTCTACCACCCCTACTGGTAGCCCTGTAGACTCTGCGATCTTCTCACTGCGGGCACCGTAGGCCTTCTGAAAGGATATAGTCTTAGCCTTCTTACGTTTCTCTTTCCATTCTGGGAGCTGTTGCACTTTCTGCAACACTTCATCGTATGGTAAATCTTCAGCGTATGACAGTCGTAGTACGTGGAAATCCACCCCGTCCTTGATATCTTGGATCATCTGCTTGGATTGGGTAACCCAAGCCTGCACTCTAACCTCTAACTGTGAGTAATCGATCTCGACTATGGCCCCTTCATCGCCCCACCTACTATCAAACATATCTAATATCTCAGGTGCGAGGTTCTGTACGTTAGGGTTCTGGGACGATAAACGTCCTGTCCTTGTGTATGCTGTCTTAAATTCTGTGTGTAAACAACCATCAGGGTGTATTAGTGGTATTAGCCCTGTCTCTTTCTTTACTTTGCCAGTAGTTTTATAATACTCAACGGCATAGTAGTAGGTTGTGAGTAATTTATTCATTTTACGATAATCAAGCAGCATTTGGGTAAAGAATAGGACATCTTCTGACTTTTTAGGGACATCTTTAAGGACATTTTCCCGTTTAAGGACATCTTTAAGGACATTTTCATCTGTCCCATAGTGTCCTTTAGCCTTTCTCCAAATAACTTTAGGGCGTGCTCCCATACCTTTAATCTTATGCGCAACTTTTTCTTTGCGAGTCTTTATTTGTCCCTCTTTCTTCCCACTTTTATACTGTACGGTGTCGCCATATTCATCTAATTTCGGTACGTCCTCTACATTTAGTATCTCACCGCCAAATAGTACCGCGCTTACGTGCTCCAAAGAACCACAATTAAATTCCATATGTTTAGGCCAGTAGGTTCTAGCTATGTCCCCAATTTGTATACGTATTTCAGACAGGTCCACCTCTAACTCGTTAGTTCTTCGCTGCGCTAGATCTAAATCTATATGCATTCCGTTGTATTCCATCTCAGCGATGGCAACGTAATGTTCCATATAAACCTTAATCAGCGGTAACATGCCTAGCTTCTTGGCTAGTTTAGCCTGACCTTGTAATACTATATTAGTATTGTCTACATCTGCTAGGGCATAGGGTTCTAGTAACGCGTGGGGTATCTCTTTAGATGTGAGACCAGCCTTATACATGGCACCAATCCTATCATCCTTAAGTTCGGCCCCATACTTCTTAGCTAAGGCATCTAAGCTACGCTTACCAAACCTTTGGCCTGTTAGTAAGTACTCTACTGTCTGTGTATCCCATATGGTACCTCCGTCTTTTAACCATTGTTGAAACTTGGCGTCTCTCCAAAACCATAACATATCGAACTTAAAGTTCTGGCCACATATAAAACTAATCTCATCTAAGTTTATATGCTTAAAGACTTCATCCCTCGGTATGCCGAGTGTATAGTTAGAGTCACAAGTAGTTTCCTCTCCTTGTATCTTATAGGCGACAAGTGTAATCTCATGTTTATCATCTAATGGATTACAGAACCTACGATAAGTCGTATGCCCTGTGGTTTCTAAATCCATAACCATGTACTTTTTAGTCATACTTAGTTATCTCCATATCTTTCACCATTGGGAAGTGTCGTTTACACCGCTTCACCAGATCATCATCGTTGTAATGGATGTACACATCTGTATCGCGAGATAAATCTTTTATCTCTTTCTTGGTTAAGAAGGGAGAGCAGAAGTATTTAAGACTATATTGAAAATGCTTCTCATACTGTAGTACTGCTGTCTTTAGTTCCCCAGCTTTTCCGCCCTCAACGGTTGAATAATTATGGTACATTAAGAATGTTCCTGGGTTCATTATAAGTATATCCCCTGAGGTAGCCAAGATAGCGCCCATGCTGTAGCATGGTGCATCTACATTGACGGTAACTATTCCGTCACAGTTCCGCATAGCGTGTGCCACACGAAGACCTGTATGCACAGCTCCCCCAAAGTTAGCTAAATGTACCGTTACATAGTCATTGGCTGGGACCTTATTAAAAAACCTTAATAGGTCTATGTACTCGGCGCTATCTGTTTCCACGGAATCGGATAGGTAAACATCATGCTCCTGCCCTGCTGTAGTCTTAGAAAAGATCTTGTAAGGGGAGGCCATATCGTCATATTCTTCTGTACTCATGCGTTAATCCTTATGGGTTTTCGTATCGTGCTTGGGCACCATTAAATACGACTTCTTGTTTTATCATTTCACCAAATTTATTCTTAGAAACGTGTAAGCCCCTAGTGTTGGGGGACTCTGAGCGTCTCCCTATCATGATGATTGCGTCGGCTTCACCGGGCTTACCTACTTTAGAACCATCCAGTTGTCGATGATGGGGGTACAGTTGGTAATTAATATCCCCAGTATCTCGGTCCAACTTAACAGTTGTAACGTCTGCCTGGGATATTGCAATTATCGGGCAATGTTCATTAGCTAATCCCCGCACCTCTCCATATAAGTTCTTCAATCTGTCGTGATCACTAAAGGATTTAAAGTTACCATTAGCAATCTTATCTACTTGATCTATCACACATAGTGACGGTTTGTACTTCTCAAAGAGTTTCTTTATATCTCTTAAACTTTTATCTCGTATGTTGATCATCTTAATTCTATTAAGGTCCCCATGCATGCGCTTCTTAAACTCTTGTTCACACTTAGCTGGATTAGCGGAGAGTGTGTTATCTCCACAGCCTAGGGTGGACTTCCATATCTTCCTAAGTACTCGATAATCATCTTCCTCATTATTGAGCCAGAGTATTGTACCTGTGGTCAGCTGCCTAGCCATGTGCACAGCTTCGCTGATAGCAAACATGGTCTTACCAACATCTACGTAGGCAGCTACTATTATAAACTTACCCCTACTGAGTGGGCCGATAGCCCTATTGAGACAATCCAATCTCCATTCTAGGCCCTCACCTCTTCTGGTAGATTCTAGAATAGTGGTAAGGTCATTGTTGACCATGCCTTGGTCGTCTGGCGTTACCCTAGATACATCATGTTCATATTTCTCTATAACATGTTGCAACCTATCAAGGTCAAATTTAGATTCACAAATTTCTATTAGCTTTTGTGAAGCAGTACGTTCCAAAAAGGAACGAACTACTATCTCTACGTCTTCAGCTGGCACCTCTTGTGCTCTGTTAATAATTAATTCGTATATATTTCGTTGTTCTTCTGTAAGCTGGGGGTTCTTACCATGTATGAACCAGGTCTTAAATGTGGCCAGGTCTATTACGTCATTCTCTGTTTCTTTATAGTAATCTTTTAAGGACAGTAAGACTTTGCGCATTTCGCTTTCTAGGATATTTAAATCCACTAAATCGATATAGCTGCTATAATTACACCTATTGGATAAAGCTTTAAGAAGCACTAAGTCATTCGATATATACACTAAGCTGCTACTCCTAGAAACTCTAAATTTAAAGTGACAGTATCTAGCTCGATCTTATCGTCAATAGCTAAAATGCCATATTCATTCAAGAGTTCATACAATGCAGACACTAAAACTATAGTTTCTTGATCTTTGTATGTTATCTTAACTTGTTCCATCTAATAGCTCCTTATTCTCATATATATTACCTACAACTTCAATATCTTCTTGTCGAAGGTCTGCGGAACCTAGTGGATTACCGGATTGAACTTTAAAGCTTGATACATGATATTCCACTGCTCTTAAAATGTTCTTTTTCCGGGTGTAGTGGGAAGGTGATGTATCCGGGTAATATATATCTCCATCTGGGTCGGCTACCAAAAAGCCATCCCAATAGGATATAATATCCCCTTCATATATCTCTATTCCATTCTTATCCTTTAGCCCGGTGTATTGCATTAGGTATTCATCCGACACCTCACTAAAGAAATACTGTAGGTTGGTATAGTAGTCGGAATATTTCATATTAGGGACATCTATTTGGGTGTCCCAAGCTCTAAACTTAATTGCTCGTCTGTATAAGCACTTCATCAATCATCTCCTGTATCTCCTCGTTGGAATACGCTTTTGGATCTTCCTTAGTTCTAATATAGCACACTTTACCTACCCATGTCAACTTATTTCCTAACTTTTTTGCAGCGTTAATGCCTGGTCTATCGCCATCAAGCCATACTATGAAGCTATCCGCTGACTTACGTAGTTGGTCTAACTTGCTGGTATTACACGAGGTTCCTCTTAAAGCGATACAGGGAAAGGTAGTGCCTACTCTGATAGCACTTAATATGTCCTCTACTACAACTACGGTATCAACTTTACCTATGAATGTCTTATACACTTGTTGCTTACCTCCCATAGTTATATACTTCAATGAGTTCTTAGATGTTGCTTTACCTTCCCAATATACTAACTTATCCTCTTGATAATATGGTAATATCAGTCGATTACCAGTGTCTACGTTCTTACTTAGACGCTGAGAATAGATCTCACCACTATCTGAATACATTATCTTAGCTTTTTCTATTAATTCATCGGTAAAGTGAAACTGATACAGGGATGCCCTAGCGCCTAGTGGTAGGTCTTTAGTACAATCCCTTGGTAGCGTACCTGGTTCTTGCTTAACCAGGCTAGCGGGCGTTCTAGACCGCTTCTGCTTGCTTTTACCCTCTCTGCACGAAAAACAATAGAAATTAGTGTCATATTCTGCGTAGGCATCGCTGCTGCTACAGAATGGGCACGGTAGGCCCCTTTGTATTAGTATAGCCATTACTTAGCCCTAGGTGGGGGAGCTAATCTCTTAAGTACTACATCCCCATGTAATATGATATCTGCACCTTGCAGCATGGCATTAAACTCTGGCTTTGTGAGAAGCCGTCCCACTATTCTGCGTAGCAGATGTGCGTCGGCCTCTAATAGCTTCTTATGAAATCTCTGACATTTAAGATAAGCACTCACCGTTCTGTCAAACTTACCCCTCTGTCCGATACAAATAGACTTCTCTGTCCTGTAGCGGGACGATCTATGGAAAAGGAACACAGTACTGGGGTGTATAACTATTGTCTTACCAGCGAGCGCTATGACGGCGTGAGCGCTATATACGTATCCCTCTACTACTGTGATTACCTTCGCCTTGCTGCTCTGCATTGTGTTGACTATCTGCAACATAGACCTATATTGCCCACCATTGCCTGCTAAATGTACGTAAACCGTGTCTGTTTCGTCCAATCTGTCTAGTAAATAGAGAAATTCTCTGTATTTCTCAGGATTTCCAATTTCTGTGGTTAATCTCGCATGGCAGACTTCGTCTACTGTCCCTTTACATCCAATATAGGGCTTATCCCCATGTATAACAGCCTTAGCCCCTTTGGCTAGCGCTGTAGTGGTACATAGTAGTAGGATTATTATTCCTAAACAATTTATTAATTTATACATAATTTATCCTTTTGCCCCTTGACATTGTGTGTTTGGTATGTTATACTGGTAAAACGGGCGAAGCCCTTATAGTATATAATATTATTATTATATTATCCAGTAAGTCGGTTAGATTCCGACACACTGGTTGATTATTCTATTTCCTTATTAGCCTGTTTGTAATATTTCTTTAAATCTCTTATCATTCTCTTATGGAATCTCCGATTCCAGTATCTTCTCCATAAATATGTCCTTACAAAGCTTATAGAGGTGAATATACCTGATAGGGCCATATTCTCTAGTAGTGAGACGTTCAGGCCAAATAAGGGGTATACTATTAATTGTATACATATACCCATTACGTAGCCGGATAGGACGTTTAAACATGCCTCTACCATTGACTCTCTTTTAGTCTGCATCTGGCGCCACCCACTCGAGGTCTGCCAGACCTCCCCCTCCTGCTCTCATGTACCGCTCTGTTTGGTCTACAAATATACCTTTGTTATCTTTCTCATTGGCGTAGCAACTGCAAGTTGCGAACTCTCCTCGATAGGATGATCTAATAAGATCTCCACAATTAGCACATTTAGCAAATGGTCTATCTTTCCACTCAAGTTTATCTTCTTCATTACTCATATAGATAGCACCACTATTGCTGTAATTGCTAATACAACTAATACTATAGCGTCAAAACTTGCACTTGTAACTATCTTCTTTATTTTATTTATCATTATTAATCCTCTTGTCTGTTGCTTCCATATCCTTAATAAGATACTCTAACCATATTATATCACACTTTTCGATAGGTTTCAAGTTCTTTATTTCATGCAATTCTAACATAAACTCTATCTGCCTGATATTTAAGGCTTTACGGTTGTGAAAATACATCATTTTAATTGTATGCATTATGTTAACCTCCTCAGGAACGATTCCCTCATATATTCTACATCCATCTTCAACAAATTACAGTGTTCTTCGAATGTATCTGATTTAAAGTAAGCTACATCCTCATCTTCGAAGGCTAATGCTATTACAGCATGCCATAGCTTTTCCTCTGCTGTTCTACTCTCAATTATCATTTCCACTTCCTCAATCTCCTCTAATAATTCCTCTGCTACTTCTGATAGTGTCTTCTTCATGCTATCTACTCCATTTCTGTTATTTGGTGTACTAACAGCTTCGCTGGTGCTTCAACTACATCTTGTAAGCTTTTAGCAAAGCCCCTAATAGCTGCTTTCTTATCTTTAGCTCTAATTATCATTACATAGTCTACAGTTGGTAGACCTTTAGGTGTTACATCTCCTAAGATGTAATATCGCTTTAATGTTTCTGTTTTAGTCACTAATGGTTTACTTTTCTTCTCTTTTACGGCGTATAACGACTCAAACACACCAAATATTAAACTACTATTTATCATCATCATCCCCCTCTATCTCCATAGCATCTACTAACTCAGCATACCATGCGTACCAACCTGCGGGGTCTATGTCTTGCGGATACATCATCTCAAGATCTTTAGTTTGTTTAAAGTATAGTATATTATCTTCTTGCTTGAATGATATCTTATCAGAGCTAACTATGAACTCTTTCTGTTTCTTCTTCTTTGGGAACTGTATTATATTACTCATCTTTCAATATCCTTTTTATTTTCTTACCCATAATCTGATCTTTCCATTTAGCTAACGTTAGGAAGATATAGAAACCTATAAACGCTATACATAAGAGAGTTGCGATAAGTACTTGGCATATTATTACGTATATCATTACATTATCCACTTATCTACGTCATTATATCCACTATTCTCACCATTTAACCTATCATACTCTGCTTGTGAGATATCTTTCTTGATATGTATCAAAGCTTCCTGTAGTGTGAGTTTCGCTGATAAGTATTCATAGTGGGCCATCTGATATTTTTTTATTAGCTTGGCTACCTCTGTACTAGGGTTAACTAGTTCCTTCTCTTGTTGTTCTTTCATGTACCGCTGAATGCGTTCTTGTTTACTCATCTTTCTCTCCTATTTCAGTCATTGGTCCTAGTAACTTATTAACCACTATATTAACTAGTAGTAGTAAGCTTACCGCTATACCGATAGCGGCTGCTGTGGTGAGTATTGTAATCATTATCCTTTCTCCTATTATTTGTATGACATGAAGTCATGCTTGATTCTATATAGATGTTCTAAGGCATACATTATAATATCAGGACCAAAGAACCATACTGTGTTAACTACTAATACGGTAGTATAAGTACCAGCGTTCAGTGAGTAACATGCGATTACTAGTATGTTAACTAGTGCGAATGTTCCTATCTTAGCTAGTCTCATAGCCTTGATGCGACACATTCTTTTATACTCTTTAGCAGTCATATCCGTCTCCTGTTGAATCTGTGATTCAATTATAGACAACCTGGGGTTGTCCTCATGTACAGTTAGGTTAGGGTCTAGTTGCACGCGGTCATTGCGTGCCATATATTCATGATAGTCGGTAATTCTTCTCATTCTATTTATCCCCTAACGCTGCTAGTGCTATAAGTGCTAGAATGAGCACTAATACTATTAAATATGTCATTTCATTGCCTCCATTATTAGTACATATCTTAGTAGGTCATCATCGTTAAGAGCGTCAAGCTCTTGTTCGTTGTACTCTTTACCATCTGTGTGGTATGCCTTGCTAATGAATGCATCACTGAAGTCTGGGTAGTCTTTAGTATCGATGTCCTCTACTTCATAGTCTGTTGGTATGATCATTTCATTCTCCTTGTAGTAATAAGTGAGAGACCGTGTATTATTACCAGATGAGGTTACAAGCCCCAGCGTTTACCCTAGCACTGGTTCCCATCCGCTAGGCATCTCTCTTTGTTATTATAATTATAGTACATATTCAGCATTTGTCAAGTATTAAGTTATATATTCGTAGCTAAAGATTGACTATAATAGTTATCTATTTATAATTAACCTTGTTAATCTCCTGTTACATCGCATTCACCTTCAAGGTGGGATTGTCTCCATTGGAGGTCTGCTATTATTGCATCCAGTCGTTTATGCAGTGAAGGCTTCATGCCATCATCAGGAGTGAACGCCACCGCTATGGCGTCTTCTGCTGCATACAATATATCTAGTGTTTCGTTGATATAATCCAATTGTTGTCTACGTTCCATTATACTTCTCCTATTCTATTCCACATTCTTCAAATACTTCATCAAATGCTCCGTTATCTGTAAGTGTTTTAATCATCTTGGGATTTAAACAATCAGGGTCAGCGCTGAAAGCTATAAAGAAGGTTTTTCCTTTAGTCCTCTTATCCGAACAAAATTTCATAGCCTTCGCTCTCTCAATATTTACCCTTAACAGCCGAGGTCTTGCGCCTTTACCGCACATAATTAAATGTACGATTGGCTCTTTCTCTGTTGGTATAAACCTATCGTTAGGGTTAGACATGATCTGTAAGTATCGCAACTGTTGTTTCTATTCCATAATGTTTGTGAGTAGCTTGGATTAGTCTAGATAAGGTATCAACATAGTCCTGTATTTTATCTTCTTCTATTGTCACAGTATGTGGTGTATCTTTAGTTCCGTTGCCAAATATGATCGTGATTTTGTATGTGTTCATGTTAATCTCCGTCTGTTCCCTTATTTCTTACTGTAAGTATAGTACACTATTACCATCTTGTCAAGTACAATCAGTAATTAATTACATTTATATTATCCTTTACTATCAATAGGTTACAGCTTATCTCTAATTGTCAGGGGGGTATGTCATCCTGTGGATAATAGAATATCGTGTGCACAAAGCAGCGTAGTATATAGTAGCGTGTAGTGTGGGTGATAATATCCCATAGATATACTATTAGTTTATATTCAGTCGTAATCGTACTGGCAATCGTACTCCATAAAAGGAATAGGATATGTACGGTATGTGTGTATCATGTGGTGTGTATGTGATAGTATTGTGTGTTGTGTATGTATGTGGTATGTGTGCTGTGGTACGTCACCACCGCCCATTATTCACGGCATAGTTGTCTGTACTGTACGATCAGTACGCTACCTATGGTATAGTATAGGTACATATGATCTCTTGATACAGTGGATGTATGGAGCTTACACATACATGTATACATATACACTGGATGGTATGGGTAGGGCAGGGGGGAGGGGGTGCACACTCTGTAAATAAAAACAAACAACATAACAACACACTAACCTGCTGTGTGTGCTGAGTGTAGACACTGTAACTTGGGGGGCATGGTAGATACTATACTAGGGGGGTGTGGACAAAGTGAGAGAAAACAGCAATTAAGGGGCTATAGGTTCCAACCATTCCTTCTTCACTCTTTTTTTTAGGGGGGAGGGCCAACCTCCCACCCACAGGGAAAATATACCCTACAGGGGATAAAACACCAGATATCCTCTATGGGGGATAATACTATTATTATTTATACATTAGCTCGCCTCCAGGACCCTTGTAAGGGCACCGAGGCTCGCTGGACGTAAGAAACACCAGAGTTATACCAATTTATACGGGGGTATACCTATAAGTAGTTATACTATTGGCACCCAGTCAGCCCTAGTGGGTGCTTAAAAGGGACGTTAACCTGTTTATGGGGCAAAAGATACTCCTGTACGGGAGCATTAGGGGGAATATCAGCCAGTATCGGGGAGTTCCCACCCGTACGGTAGTACTATGGTTTTATTGTAAAAAATTCGCAGGAAGTACTTGACAAGGGGGCACCTAGTGTGGTATAATGGTTACATAAGAATAGAAGTGTCACTAATTAACCACTAATAGGTGACAAATACACAGACGAATGATTATCTCAATCCTTAACGTCTTTAAAGGCCCCTACAGGGCCCTAGAACAATCGGAAGAGACTAGGTATACCTAACAGCATAATAACGACGAAAGTTGTATACTGAGCTTCATAGGGCCTCTCCTGAGACGGAGGTACTCCAAACCGTAGAGAGTAATAAATAGGTTCTTAATAAGGGTGATAGATAGCAATTGCGGAAGCATAGAGGATTCACCATCCTCCCGCACCTGATAATCTCTATGAAGTACGGATCCACGAAAGTGGGACATATAGCCTGATACCCTTCCACTGGGTTCCAGGGATAAACAGAAGACTAAAGGATGATATAACTTATAAAGGTTATCTTATTCACCCTTAGTCTCAATAAGACAGGTATGCCTAATGATTATAGATTTTATAAAGTATAAAAGGAATAAGATGTCCATTAATAGGGACATTATGAGGCTTGCAACGCTTCGTAGACCAAACGGAGAAGCTAATTTAAGGTATTTTGATAGAAAGTTAAATAAAATGCTTGACAAGCAAGTAAAAGTATGCTATAATGGTATATAGTATAAAAAAAAGGACCCTTAATGGCATTCCCATTTGTAGCAATCATATCAGCAGCTAGCTCCGTAATTGGTGGCCTCTTTGGTATGAAGAAACAACAAGCCGAGCTTGTAGGCTCAGCGGTTAAGCTAGTAGGCGACTTGAAGGATGACGAAGCTAAGGCTAACGTCGCAGCATTCCAGATGGCTATAGCAGAGTCTAAGAGTGACTCCTGGATTACCAGGACCTACAGACCGCTAATACCAATGGTGTTCCTTATATTCTTTATCATGTTTGCCTTCGGCTACACGCCTGAAGCATTACTAGCTAAAGAAATACCCCCTATCGTTGATCGTATGTTTGACACGCTAGTGACTATCGTAATGGTTGGTTATCCAGCCCGAACACTAGATAAGATCGTTAAACAGATGAACGTAGGATATATATTAAAAGCGTTTGTGAATAAAAAACTATTATAGGGAGGCACGCCCTCGGGCCCTCCAATTCACAACTTTATTAACGGATTGCACTGAGACAGTGTGGCCATCGGAACTTAGCAGGAATTACTAACTCCTGTCTACCCGGCAAAAAGTGCTCCGCGGAGCGATAATACTTCCCAGTACGTTTAAAAGTGTCAGAGGGAGAGGGATTAACCCTGTAGGGGGTTAGAAGCATGAAGCGGGAAAAGGGGCTTTGTGTAAAGACACCAGACGGTGATGAGGGTGTCTAAAAAGAGTACTCATCACTCTAAATTTAAAGAATACCCCGAGGTTTATCATACTATCGGGGTTTTGTCGTCGACAAGCTGGCCAAGGGCCTCCCAACGGCCCTTACAGCACTACAAGAATAAGAATATGAATAATGGACCCAATCACAACGATCACCACAATCATTGGCTCAGGTGTAGCTATAATCGGACTATTCGGTTGGAGCCACAGCAGTCTAAGAACCCGAATGGATAAACTCGAAATGAAAATCAATACCAAACCTAGCGATGAAGAGCTCCGCCTGATCATTAAAGACAAGCTGGCGCCACATAGGATAGAGTATAGCTCTCTATCTAAGCGTATGGATGAAATCTACCACGAGAATGAGAAGCTTAACTCAAAGATCGACCAACTGATCAGATTATGTGTCAGGATAAGTAATGACAACAAAGGATAAACCTGTCGAGGGAGAAGTTCTTCTGAAGAAACGGAAGACTAAATACACCACGGACATGGGAGACAAGATTATAGCTATAGCCACCGACGGAGGTCATGTGGCTAATATGTGCCTGGCTTTAGGGATATCAAAGGACACCTTCTATAGGTGGCTTGATAGGTATGCTGAGTTCAAGAGTGCCTATGAAGAATCTAGGCTACGTTCACAGGTAGTCCATGAGGAGATACTTTTAGCAGGAGCTTGCGGCAAGATTAAGAATTTTAATTTTAACGCAATGGCGATGATTCTAAATAATAAGTTTCCACAAGATTATAAAAGATCCGCAACCGGATCAAATACAGAAATTAATATCGGGAGCATCAATAGCATTGAGAAGATGGATTCCAAAGCTCTTGATGAAAAAATAGCCCAGCTACAAGATAAGTTAGGCCCGGCGATACTACTACCTGAGGAGGAAGCAGATGACGAAGGTAATTGAGATGGCATTCGAACTGCCAAGAACCAGCACATACGGACTTTCGGCCCGTAGCGGGCTTAGCCGGCTAGGACATAGATTAGATTCAATAGAGAATGTTTACGTAGTAGCAAACCATGAAAGAAAGTTCATACTAATTACGCTTAACTCTTCTGCTGACGATGATATGCAAAAAAAGATAAAATCCGAGGTAAACAGAGTTACCGCAGGGATCCAGGGTAGTACAGATGAAGCGGTTCAGGTAGCTAAGGATATCCATGAGAATTTCAGAGGCAGCACCTCCAAAAGGGCACTAATGTTTTTCGATAGAGCGACTTTCGTCTAGATGTCTGGTAGTTTAGAATCCAAAAGGGAGTTAGCGAAACTCCTAGCTGAGAAAGAAAAGAGAATCACCTACCATAAGATTGAAACATTCTTCCCCAGTACAGGACAATACCGTAGAGAACTCTACCCCAAACATGTAGAGTTTATGAACGCCGGAGCTAAGTACTTACAGCGCGCATTCGTAGCAGCTAACAGGACTGGTAAAACAGTTACCGGCGCCTATGAGATGGCCCTACACTTAACGGGCGATTACCCGGAGTGGTGGAAAGGTAGACGATTTAAAGATGCTATTTCAGCATGGGCCGCTTCGGTAAGTAATGAAGCGACAAAGAATATCCTACAACAAGAATTATTTGGACCACCCATAGACATAGGTTCGGGGATGGTCCCAAAAGCTAATATTGTAAAATCTATCAAGAAGCCCGGAGTGGCTGATGCGCTGGAGACAGTATACGTAAGGCATATATCTGGTGGCACCTCAAGGTTAGATTTTAAATCATACGAGCAGGGACGTGAAACGTTCCAGGGCACCAAGAAGCAGGTCATATGGCTTGATGAGGAACCTACAGATAAAAACATATTTACAGAGTGTTTAACTCGTACCATGGATAAGGATAATCCTGGTATGATTTATTGTACATTCACCCCACTTTTCGGTTTATCCGATGTAGTGATGGCCTTCTTGCCGGATGGTAAATTCCCAGAAGGGGGCGTCGATGAGGCTAATCCTTATCGATTTGTAACTCAAGTAAGTTGGGATGAAGTCCCACATATGGATGAGCAGCAGAAGAAAGAGATATTAGATAGCTATTCCCCACATGAACGTGATGCACGTTCGAAAGGAATACCAGCACTAGGCTCAGGAGCGATATATCCTTACTTAGAGGATAGCATAACAGTAGAACCGTTTGAGATACCCGTTTGGTGGCCTAGAGTTTTCGGAATGGACGTAGGGTGGAACATGACCGCCGCAGTATGGGGCGCTATTGACCCACAATCTAACCAAGTTTATCTGTATTCAGAGCACTATTTAGGCAAAGAGACCCCCACTATACACGCCAGTGCCATTAAGCAGCGCGGTCCCTGGATCCCAGGAGTAGTAGACCCCAGAGCAGATGCTAGAGCATCTACGGATGGGCTTAGATTGATAGATCTCTACTACGACGAAGGATTAGACCTCATGCCAGCTGATAATAGCGTGGAGGCAGGACTGTATAAGGTAGGACAAATGCTACAATCAGGCCAATTGAAGGTATTTTCTAACCTCCCCAACTGGTTTAAGGAGTATAGAGTCTATCGAAGGAACGAGAGAGGGAAGATAGTCAAAAAGAATGACCATATACTTGATGCCACTCGTTATCTAGTTATGTCAGGTTTACAAATGGCGAACACTCCGCCCGATCCGGACTTTGAAGACGGAGGAACCGATTCATCGGGATCCGGAAGATCTGCGGTCACTGGATATTAATACATTGTAGGAAGCTTATATGCAAATTGAAGAATTAAAGAAACATAATAACATAGCTGAAGAGCTTTCTGAAGAAGAGCTGGCCACTATCGGCAGACAAGTCATCCACGGATACGAACTTGATGAAGAGTCTAGGACCGAGTGGATGGAAGTTGTAGATTTAGCTATGGAAATAGCTAAACAGACCATGGAAAAGAAAGATCATCCTTTTCCCAACTCTTCGAACATTAAATACCCACTAATTACACAAGCAGCTATTGATTTTGCGTCTAGACTCTACCCAGAGATAGTGCAAAACGATAGAATCGTAAAGGCCGCTGTTATTGGCGAAGACGAGAACAACTCAAAGTACGCTAGAGCCATACGAGTCTCTAAACACATGTCTTATCAGATGCTATACCAAGATGACGCTTGGGAGGCAGGACTGGATAAGATGTTGCACATCTTACCAGTGTTAGGAATTACATTTAAGAAGACGTACTACTGTCCGTCCCGTAAACGACCAATCTCAGAGCTATGCCACCCGAAGAAAATAGTAGTTAACTATAATACTACTTCTTTAGAGTCCGCTCGAAGAATTACCCACCTCATTACTTGTTACGAGAATGATGTAGTTGAGCGTATACGAGCAGGGCTATACAGAGACGTAGACATTGAGCTCTTAAAAGAGACCGATGGGTATTACGCAGATGATGAAGATGCTCCTTTAGAGTTTATCGAACAACATTGCTTTTTAGACCTCGATGAAGATGGATACAAAGAACCATACATCGTTATCGCGCATAAGGCTTCTGGAGAAGTCTTACGTATAGTGTCTAGATTTAAAGAAGTTAAAAAGAACCGCAAGGGACAGGTCCAAAGGATTGAACCAGTGCATTACTTTACAGATTTCCACTTTATTAGATCCCCAGATGGAGGTTTTTATAGTATCGGAATGGGGACCCTAGTGTACCCACTTAATGCTGCCATTAACACTATCCTGAATCAACTAGTAGATGCGGGAACGCTTAACAATATGCAGGGTGGTTTCTTAGGAAGAGGATTACGACTTAAGAACGGAGAATTTAAGATGCGACTGGGCGAATGGAAAGTAGTTGATGCAGCGGCAGGCACCAGCCTGGCTCAAAATGTATTTCCTCTACCGACAAAAGACCCATCCCCAACTTTGTTTCAACTATTGGGCCTATTAATAGACGTAGGACGAGATTTGATATCATCTAATGACGCTATGCAAGGCAAAGGGCAAACCCAGAACGTATCATCAACCACGGTGTTATCTATGGTTGAGCAGGGTATGAAAGTCTATAATGCGATAACTAAAAGACTCTATATCAGTCTTAGGAAAGAATTTACTAAGGTATTCCACTTAAATGGGCAATATCTATCAAACGATGACTATACCCAAGTATTTGATAACCCACTATTAAATGTAAAAGCAGATTACAATGCGAAAGATTTAGATGTTTTCCCAGTAGTGAACCCAAGCATGGCTTCAGACTCCCAGAGACTGGCTAAAGCACAAGTACTGATGGGAATACCAACACTAGATCCAATCGCTTCTACTAAGTACTTCCTAGAAGCACTACAGCTAAGCCAGAAACAGATTGAAGAGTTGTTACCAACTCCAGACCCAAAAGCACCGCCACCACCGGACCAATTGAAGGTACTTGCAGAGATCGACAAGCTCGATGCGGAAGCAAAAGCCCTATTAGCAGAGGCTGGGGTATTAGTAGAACGTCAGCTTTTAGAAACCGCCAAGATCAATATACAAAGGGACGATTCGACCGTCCGCGCAGACGAATCTGCTGCCCGCATCATGAAAATGTTAGAAGATGCAGCAACTAATCGTAAGAAAATAGATATCGTTGATAATAAAGCGCAGCATCAAGCAGTATTAGCCGATGTTAAGCAAGTACACCAAGAACAGAAAGATGAAATTGAATTAGGATTAAAAACGGTAGAAACCGGAGCTAAGCTAGTGGAGAAAGATAAAGATGACGATAAGTAGTCAACATTACCACAATTGGACCAAAGAACCAGTCACTGTGGCCATCGCCAATGCCCTGAAGGCAACGCTTGAGAGGATAACCTCAGACCTACAGGATCCAGCATTTATACTGGGAGACCAAAAACAAGTAGCGAGGTGGATAGGCCAGAAAGAAGTTTTAGAATATGTATTAACGATTGAGATAGAGGAGATAAATTCTCATGAAGATAGTAGCGAAGGGGTATAGAATCTTATTAAAGGTAGAGCACGATGTAGAAGAGACTATGTCCACCGGAGGAATTATAACCGGCGGATCAACTAACCGAGACGCTCGTACAATAGCAAAGACACAAGGAAAAGTATTAGAAGTAGGCCCAATGGCTTACAAAGCCAAAGGCCTAGCCGAAGAAGGCGGAGATTGGTGTAAAGAAGGAGACACAGTTTTATTTGTCAAACATGCCGGTGAATATAAATGGCACGTATTTGATGACGAAACTAAAGTCTTATATAGAGTTATAAATGACGAAGATGTATTAGCCACTATAGAAGAGGAAAATTAATGAGCGATGAACTAAAAACCGCCGAAGTTGAAACTAGCGTAGAGACCCCAACAAGTTTAGAGGGTTTTGAAAAAACATTCGCAGCTGCTGGTGAGGTAGCCAGCGAAGACAAAGCACCAACCGCCGAAGAGACCAAAGAAACTACGGTCCCAGAAACTTCAAAGGTTCAGGTAGAGCATTCGGAAGAAGAAAGAGAAGCCATTAAGCACGGCTGGAAACCCAAAGGCCCCAAGAGCGCGGGAGAGTTTCTAAGAGCCGCCCCACTTTACGACGAATTAAAGTCAAGAGGGAAAGAGCTGAAAGAGATGAAGCAAACACTAGCTGAACACTCTCGCATGATGCAAGAACAACAGCACATTGGCTACGAAAAGGCAATGAAAGAGTTGAAACAGCGTAAATATGATGCGATAGCCCTTGGCGACATTACTGCTGTAGGCCAGATCGAAAACGAAATGGAAGAACAGACACAAGATTACCAAAAGGTATCTCCCCAAGATCACCCCGAAGCGTCCCAGGAAGTTCACCCAGCAGCAGCTGAGTTCGCAGAACGACATAAAGACTGGATTAATGATATATCCTATGAAGCACAACAAATGAGAGAATTCGCATCTAAACGAGATGCAGAACTTACACAATATAATTTATCTGCAGAAGCTCAAATTCTACAGATCGAGAAAGACATACAAAACAAGTTTTCCCATAGATTTAATAACGACTCTGATAGCATACCACACACCGTAGAGTCAGATTCAGTGCCACTGCAATCACGTAAATCTAAAAAGAATGTTACATTCCAAGACTTGAATCCAGAGCAAAAGTCATGCGCTAGGCTCTTTGAGAAGTTTGAGGTGATGTCGACCAAAGACTACATAGCACAGCTAGTTGAACAAGGAGAAATTTAGTATGACCAAGAAAAGAGAAACAGGAAAATCTAGAGCGGAGAGAGAAACTCGAGTACCTCTCCATTTACAAAAGAAACTATCAGGACTATCACGTCCAGGATACACCCTAAGGTACGTAAATGAGGCCCCTGGCCGCATTGAAATGTTCCTACAAGCAGGGTGGTCTATAGTTGATAGTTCCAGAGATGATAGCCAAACATCCGCTATCGTAGAATCAAAACTGGGCTCAGTTGCCCGCAAAGTAGTTAATAAGCATTCAGAGTT